GTTGGACTAATCCTTTAGATCCAAATTATATTCCAATCCCTACTATTCAAAAAGACCCTGATCTAGCCAAACAGATGCTAGAAATTATTAAGAAGCTGGATGCTTTGGATAAAAAAGTGGGGGCCATAGATTGCAGTTTGGACGACGATTATAAAGAAAAATACATTAAGCTTTTGGAGAAGATTGCTAATGCCAACTAATATCACAATCAAAAATACTAATCAACGAAATCATATTAAAGTCAATATAGAGACTATCGAGACTGATCCTAAGACTAAGAAACAGACGTTTAAGCCAGGAACTGCGACATATATTAAGCCTGGAGAATATACGGATGTCTGGGTTGCTGAGAATCGTAAAGTTACTATTCAAGAGATGCCTACGTAATGGATGAATTAGCTTTAAAAGTCAAAGAAGAGTGGATAGTTACTTTTAATCTTCCTGATCCTAATTTTGAGGCTGAATCTGTAGCTGGAAATATTCTTAAATCAAAAGGTTGCACAGTATTTCGTCATCACGATCATTACGATATAAATGATGACTGCCAAAAGCGGACTGTTATTGGTTACGTAGTAGAATAATATGGCTCAAGGTCCCGATAAGACTCCTCCTAACCTTTCTCCAATTAAGTCTGGAGAGAAACTAATTGATACGGATGATTTTGGAGTAGAGGATTTAAATAATCTACTTAGTCGTATTCGTAATCGATACGATGATGGAGTAGGTGCGTTCGAAGAGAATCGGAGGATGCATTCCGAAGATCTTAATTTTGTCTACAATTCAGAGAGTATGGGTCAATGGGACCCTGTAGTTTTAGAGGCACGGCGTGGAAAGCCCAATTACACTTTTAATCGAGTTATCGGACCAGTTAACATCGTTGTTGCAGATATGCGACAGACTCGACCTGCAGGAAAGGTGCGTCCTACCAACCATGCCGCCAATGAGGCAACTGCGGAAGTCCTTGCGGGACTTATGCGAAGTATCGAAGACGAGTCTAGAGCAGATCCAATCTATAAAAACCAATATAAATTCGCGGTTGCCGGAGGCTTCGGTGCCTGGAGATTGATGCCGGAGTATGCATCTGATGATAGCTTTGATCAAGTCCTCCGCATCAAAGATATCCCTAATCCTCAGACAGTTATTTGGGACCCTGAATGCTCCGATGCATGCGCAGGCGATGCCATGTGGTGCATTATTGGTGAACGTGTATCGAAAGAGAAATATCGATCTCTCTTCCCTAATGCCGATTCCGAAACTTCTTTCCATATTTCTCGAGACTCCTACGGCTGGTTTACCGATAAAGAAGTCCGAGTAGTAGAATACATGGAGCGAGTTCCTTTTGAGAAGGAAATTGCTATGTATTCAGATGGTAGTGTAGAAGACTACACTCCTGAAAAGAAAGCTGTAGAGAAACAGTTCGAGGAGGCTGGACTTACTGCAGCTCAAGGCCATAAGCGAGTCCTTAAAACTCGTATTGTTCAAAAATGGCGAGTTATGTGGGTGAAGTGCGACGGTGGGCAGATTCTTGAAGGTCCTATTTTTTACGATTGGAACCGTATTCCAGTTGTACGAGTCCCGGGTCGTTACATTAATATTGAAGGCCGTAAGAAGCTTCAAAGTTTAATTAGGCATGCTAAGGATGCTCAGAGGACGTATAACAGTCGCGTATGCGATATGATTGAACGTTCGGCTCTTATTCCCAAGGCCCCATATCTCGTCACCGAGAATATGATCAAGGGGTATGAAGCGGAATGGTCTCAGAGCAATACCAGTTCTCGCCCCTATCTTCCCTATAATGTAGATAAGAATGCCATCAATGCTGATGGTATGCCTTTTCGCAACCCTCCAATTGATATGCCGCAAGGTTCTATTGCCCTTGCTCAACAGGCAGCTCAAGACATTCAAGCTACTACGGGATATTTTGATCCTGCGATTGGTAATGCCGAAGATATGAACCGTGTGTCTGGCAAGGCGCTTGTTCAGCACACTCGAAGATCTGATCTGGGTAGTTTTGAATTTATTGATGGCTTCAGTGATGCCCTCCAGCTCACCTGGGAAATTGGTATCGATATGATTCCTACCATTTACGATTCTCAAAGAGTGATTCGAATTGTAGGTAATGATGAAGTAGAGAAAATGGTAGAGATCAACGCCGAAGATCCACTGAGCGGCGATATCATTCATGATCTTAAGAAAGGTACATATTCCTGTAAAGTTACTATTGGCCCGAGCTATCAGACTGCTCGTCAGGAAGCCTTGGCTACCCTTATCGATGCGGCAGAAGCTATTCCGATGCTCGCTCAAATGGCTCCGGACTTACTGGCTAAGAACATAGATATTCCGGATGCTGAGGAGCTTACTCGCCGGCTCCGTATCCCTCTTATCAAGCAGGGCATCATTCAGCCTACTGAACAAGAAAAGCAGAATATGCCTAATCCTCAACCTACCCCTCAAGAACTTATGCAGCAAGCACAACTTCAGAGGGAACAGGCTTTAGCCAAGAGAGATCAAGCACAGGCGGCTATTACTGAGCATAAAGCAGGGCTATTGCCTATTGAAGCCCAGAAACTTACCTACGAGACGGCGGGAAAACATTTAGCTAATCTCAAAACAGGTGCGGAATTAGGCAGCACTCAGGCGGCTGCACAAGCAGAGGCTCAAGCTGCCGGGTTGGATTTGCAACATCAAGCTCAAAGCAATATGCAAGATTTGGCTAATCAGCATGTATCCAATCTGCAGAATTTACATCAAGCTCATCAACAGCATCAAGCTGATCAAGCTAGACAGGACGAAATTCATAGAAAAGAACTGGAACGTCAAAACGAAGCCCACCAAGCAGAGATGCGTAGAACTCACGAGAAACATCAGCAGGGCTTACAGCATGCTAAAGAATTAGGAGAAGCAAAAGTAGCTCAAGCTAAAAAACTTGCTGCTACGAAGAAACCAGCTAAGAAATCTGACCGTAATAACACGGCGGATTAACTCCAATCGTTCCTTCGGTCGTAAACCGATGTATTAGGAGACAATATGGCTTTTACACGTGATGATTTGAAATCTTATGAGTCCCAAACACCTGCGCAGGTGCCAGATACTAGGGAAACTCTATTTGCTATTCCGGAGGCGAAAAGTCCGGAAGCCGCTCCACAGGCTAAAAACGAGGAAGCAGAAGTTGATGCCGCCATTGCAGCTTCTGTTAATGCGGAGCCAGCCGAACCTGGCAATAATGACGGTTCTACTACCGAACAAGAGGCAGAGCCGGTAGCTGCCGAATCCGCCAATCCTGAAGGCGAAAACACACCCGAATCCGAGGAATCTACTAATGACGGTAAACCTCGCGGCAGGGCTCAGGAACGTATAGAAGAATTGGTTGCAGAACGAAATGCACTTAGAAAGTACGGGGAATATCTTCTATCTCAAGTAGATGAGCTGCGTAAAGGCTCAGTTGCTAAACAGCAGGAATCGCAGCCTGCGGCTACTCAGAAGGTAGATAATGATGATGATCCTCCGCCTACTCTTGAAAGTGCCGAGTATGATCCAGATAAGCTCAGCAAATTGCAGAGCGAATGGATTCAGAGGCAGGTAAATAAACGAGTCGAATCAGCAGTCCAACAGATTGAGAGTCGCCAAAGCGAAGTAGCTACTCGTCAGGCATTTGAAGCTAAGGCTGCGGAGTTCCGTAAAACAGCTCCAGATTTTGATTTGGTTATTTCTAATCCTAGTTTGCCTTCCCTTTCACAGGAAGCAGCTAAGGTTGTGGTACGGTCTGATAACGGACCAGCAATTGCGTACCATTTGGCTAAGAATCCAGACCTTGCTATCCGTATCTCCAGAATGGAGCCGGTAAGTCAGGCAGCGGCAATTGGGAGACTTGAAGAACAACTCGTTAGGGCTAAAACTGAAACTGTGAATACGTCTAAAGAACCGTCGAAAACGACTAAGCCTGCCGCTAAACCGGCTGTTGCTAAAGTCACTCAGGCTCCGCCTCCTCCGAAACCAGTCCAGGGCAGCGCACCTCCGTCTAAAGATGAGCACGTGATGTCTATGGATGAGTGGGTTGCTAATGAGAGGGCGAAGAAAATTAAAGAACGAGAAGCTCGACTCTCACTTCGTCGAGCAATGCGATAATTAAATCATGGCTAATTCACTCCTAACGGCCCAGTGGGTTGCGCGCAAGGCTCTTGTGCTGCTTCACGCTAAGGCCAATATGACGGGGCGGACTAACCGAGATTATCAAAGCCTTCTTCCTGGCCCCATTCAGGGCGTCATCCTTGGTCAGCAGCTCTCTATCCGGCTGCCGTTCCAGTATGTCGGCCGCAAGGGCGCTACGATGGCTGCGGAAAACTCGGTTCAGCGTTACGCTACTCTCAGTGTTGCGAACCAACGTGGTGTGGATATTAACTTCACCTCCGTTGAGCGAGCGATGCAGTTAAACAACTTCGAAGAGCAGGTCCTTGAACCAGCAATGGCTAAGGTTGCTGCACTTATAGAATTGGACGTCACTTCTCTGGTGAACCAGGTTCCGAAATTCGTGGGTGCGTACAATACTCCTGTGAGCTTCCAAACCGTCCTCCAGGCAGAGCGATTCCTCACGGAAACTTTGGCTCCGGAAGATGATCGTCGGACCCTTACTGCTAATCCGCAGGCTTCTTACGAGTTCATTCTCGATAATAAGGGCTTGTTTAATCCGGAAGCCAGCATCTCTGATGAATGGCTTGAGGGTGTAATTGCAGACAAAGTTGCTGGCTTCGTTGCTTTCCGTAATACCAAACTTCCTGCTCACTTGGTGGGTACGGTTACTGGTAGTACTCCGGTTGTCAACGGCGCTGGTCAGGGTAACAGTGGTTCGGGCAACGCTTTTGTTTCGTCTACTACTCTGAATACCAATGGCTGGAACTCTGGTGCTACGACTTTGAATGCTGGCGACGTTATTACGATTGCTGGTGTTAACGACGTTGATCCGGAGTCCAAGGTTTCCTTGGGCCGTCTGAAACAGTTCGTGGTTAACACGACTATTTCGGATACTGCTGGCGCTATCGCAGTCAGTATTTCTCCGGGCATCATCACTGGCGGCGCTTATCAGAACGTGGACTCGGTGCCGGCTAACGGTGCTGCTATCACTGTGATGGGGGCCGCTCCAGCGGCTATTTCTGGTCAGCTAGTCAAGCAATCTATCGGCTGGTATCGAGACGCGATTGTGTTTGCTAATCCTCCGATGCTCGACCTGTCCCAGTTGGTGAAGTTCACTGCTCAAGAGTCTTTCGAAGGATATAATATTCGGTTTGCTCAGCAATGGGACCCGAATAACGATCTTTTGCCGGCCCGTCTTGACACTATCTCTGGTGAAGTCCTTGCGTACCCCGAACTGGCGGTTCGCTTAATTCATCAGCCGGCCTAATCAATAGGAGCATATTAATATGACTACTCAAGTTGGTTATGGTAAGGCAGATGTGGTTGGATCTCCGTTCGACTTTTACACCAATGTGGCGCTGCAGGGCGTCACTGGTGGTCTAGTTACTGGGTCTACGATCCAGATGAATAATAACAAGCTTGTTATTCATATCGGAGGCACTCTAGCTGCTCTTACTGTGACTCTTCCTCAAAATGCTCCGGATGGTGCTACTGCAGAGGTGAGCAATTCGGTTAATGGTAATACTATTACTGCGTTGACCATCAATGCGGCTACGAGCTATTCCGGCTCCAGCTCTACTGGTACTCAGGGATCTACTGTTAGTGACAACATTGCGGGTACTGCAGTGTCTGGTACTTCCACCGCCAGCGGTGTGACGTATCGGTATCAGTACACTCTCAATGGTGACAACACTAAGGGTGCTGGTCCGCGTACTTGGATTAGGGTTGCCTAAAAGGGTTTACTAGACTGCCCTTCTCCACGAGGCGTTAAGCGAGTCTTGCGTCTCGCACAGTCTAGTCTAGGTAAATGGCCCTAGACTTTAGGAACCTCTATCATGAGGACATTGACTTTAGGGGCAAGTGGAGAGTAACTGCCTCACCTTTTCTAAAGGAACAGTAATGGCAAGTAATTTAGAAATTATCACATTCGCCTATCAAAAACTAGGCGTAATAGATGAGAACTCTAGCCCTAGCAATGAACAAGGGCAAGTAGGTCTTACTGTTCTTAACGATTATCTTTTGAATGAAGCTGCAGATGGCATGAGATTAGGGTGGTGGACACAGACCAGTCTCCAGGCTACAGCTCCCCTGCGTCCAGAAGATGTACATGGGGTTAAATTGCTACTCGCTCGACAGTTAGCCGCCCATTACGGCATTACTATTCAAAGTCCCTTGCTTATTGATGATATTGCTGAAGCTAAGCGTCAACTTGTTAAGCGTTCCGTACTTTACAGTGAGGCTGATTTCAGCGAACTCCCGAGACCGCAGGGTGGTCCATGGGGGGGACCCAATTGGATATAAAGCCCTGCATCAGAGGGCATACAGCTTATCGTTATAATCTTCAGATTCTTCCTGAAAAGGATAATCTTCAAAAAGGCCCGAACTGGATCTAAATGGCTTCAATTTCTATACCTCTGCCTATTGGCTCTTACGTTACTAACGATCCTGCAGCTAGCTGTAAGAGATTAGTTAATGTATTTAGTGAGCCAGCACCTGCAGATTCAGTACTTCTAGAACTTAAATCCGGAAGTCCTCAAGAATCTGTTCCTTCGTTCTTACGAAGATGGGCAGGCATTACTTCATTTGCTACGGATGGTACTAGTAATGCCGTACGTGGAATATGGTCCATGCAAGGAGTACTGTACGCAGTAATAGGGCCTACTATGTATAGCGTATCTTCTACAGGAACTCTTACTCAGCTAGGTACTGGTATTCCGGGTAGTTCTTTTGTAAGAATGGCTGACAACACTGCCTGTCTAGTTATTCTAGTTCCCAATAGCACTACTTGCTACACTTATTGTCCTAATGCGCCTACATCTGTTAGTACTATTTCCGGAGCAGTAATTACAGACACCGCAGGAACCTTTACCTTTACTTCCGCAACTACTAATTTATCAGTAGGCATGCAGATTACTATCTCCGGGACCTTTTCAGGAACAGGCTCCATTTCTGGATACACAAATCCTACCACATATCTAATTCTGTCAACAGACGGAATAGGTACATTTAAGCTAGGCACTTTGAGTGGCGGTGCGATAACTACGGTAGTAGGAACCACTACTGGAGCAACCTTTTCTTACGGCAGTCCTCAATCTAAATTTCAGCAATTAACTGCATCTTTGTTTACTACCTATGGCGCTGTAGACATTAAATTTGTAGATAGTTACATGGTGT